TTTGCCAAGCGGATGGAAGAGGCAGGCAGCCGCATGGCTCAGGCTCGCGAAGTCGCCGAGGTGTGGACATCCAAACTCGGCCAGGCCCCCACCTCCGAGGTGGGCAAGCTGCTGCAGGAGTTCGTGCGCACCATGGCATTCGAAACCTCCATGAAGATGATGGATGCCAGCGACGGCGAAGACGGCAAGATGATCGACCCCAAATCACTGGGGCAGCTCGCCCTGGTGATCCAGCGCGTTGAGCAGGCGGCCATGACCAGCCACAAGGTCGAGAAAGAGATCCGCGCCGCGTTTGCCGCCGAGGCCGCCACCGCTGCCGAGAAGATTGTGAAGCAGGCAGGGCTGACGGCAGAGACCGCTGCCGAGATCCGGCGCCAGATTTTGGGGATTGCGTGATGCACCATCTAACCCCTGCAGAAAACACCCTGCGCAACCAGTCAGCGGCCGCCATCATTGGCGGCCAGTTCGACCAAAACGAGGTGCTGCTGCCATACCAGAAGCGCTGGATTGCAGACAAATCAGATTTAAAAATTGCAGAGAAATCTCGCCGTACTGGATTGACCTGGGCAGAGGCGGCCGATGCCGCGCTCAATGGCTCGATGGCCGCCAGCGCGGGCGGCTGTGACACCTTCTATGTCGGCACTACCAAAGACATGGCCCGCGAGTTTATCGACGCCTGCGCCATGTGGGCCAAGGCCTACGACTTTGCTGCCAGTGAAGTGGGCGAAGAGGTACTGGTCGATGAAGACAAAGACATCCTGGTCTACGTCATCAACTTCGCCAGCGGCTTCAAGATCAAGGCGCTCAGCTCTAACCCCGCCAACTTGCGGGGGATGCAGGGCAACGTGGTGATCGATGAGGGTGGTATTCAAAAAGACCTTGCAGCGCTTCTTAAAGCTGCAATGGCCTTGACCATGTGGGGCAGCAGGGTTCGCATCATCTCGACCCATAACGGCATCGAGAACCTCTTCAACGTTTTGATAATTGAAAGTCGCGCAGGTAAAAGGCGTTTCAGCGTACATCGCATCGATATTGAATTGGCTATTAGTGAGGGCCTATTTCGTCGTATTTGTCAGGTCACCAAGAAGACCTGGAGCCAGGAGCTGCAGGACGAGTGGCTGCGCAACCTGCTACGAGACTGTGCCACCGAAGAAGACGCCCGGGAGGAATACTACTGCGAGCCCAAGAGCGGCGGCGGCGCCTATATCAGCCGTGGCCTGCGTGAACGGGCCGCCTGTGGTGATGGCCCCGTGCTGCGCTTCACCGGCTCGGCCGCCTTCAACGCGGCCAGCGAATCGGAGCGTAACGCCGAAATGCAGGAGTGGCTGGAGGCCGAAGTCTTCCCCGAACTGATGAAGCTGGATCGCAGTCATCGCCACGCCCTGGGCGAAGACTTCGCCCGCTCGGGTGACCTGACGGTATTCGCCCCCATTGAGGTGCTGCCCACCACCCGCCGTCGGGTGCCCTTCACCGTCGAACTGAAGAACACCCCGTTCAAGCAGCAGGAGCAGGCGCTCTATTTCATCTGCGATCGCCTGCCGCGCCGCGATGGCATCTGGCTCGATGCCCGTGGCAACGGCCAGTACCTGGCTGAACAGGCTGCCTACCGCTACGGGCAAGAAGTGGTGCAGGTGATGCTGTCGGTCGGCTTCTATCGCGAGAACATGCCGCGCTTCAAATCAGCGTTTGAAGATGACGAACTGGAGCTGCCAAGGCACGAAGACATCATCACGGATCTGGGGCAAATCCAGATCTACCGGGGCACCCCCGGCATTGATGACAGCCGCACCCAGGGAAGTGATGGCAACAAACGCCACGGCGACTCGGCTGTCGCCATATTCCTGGCCTATCTGGCCAGCCGTGCCGAGAGCCATGTTTATGAACTGCACCGCATCGCCAAGGTGGGTGCCCCCCAGAAAGACAACGACGGGCAACGGCAGATGAACCTGACCCGTGGCCTGCGTAACGGAGGCGGATTACTGTGAGCACCATTCTCGATTCACGGGGCAACCCCATCAAGCCAGACAAGAAGGTGCTGAGCGAGAACATCGCCAATGCCCATATCACCAGCGTGCGCAACCCGCGACCTAACTCGGTGGCCAGCACCATCACCCCCCAGCGCCTCGCTGGTCTGCTGCGATCAGTGGTCGATGGCAACAACCCCCAGGACTACATGACCCTGGCCGAAGAGATCGAAGAGCGGGACCTTCATTACGCCTCTGTCTTGCGCACTCGCAAGCTGGCCGTGGCTGCGTTGCCGCCCAGTGTCGAGGCCGCCAGCGATGATGCGTTCGACAAGAAGCTGGCCGACGAAGTGCGCCAGTTGATGGAAAGCGACCAGATCCCCGAGCTGTTCTTTGACCTGCTCGATGGCCTGGGCAAGGGCATGGGGGTATGCCAGATCCTGTGGGATACCAGCGGCGGCCGCTGGACGCCGAACGATTACAGCTGGGTGGACCCCCGTTATCTGCGCCCAGATGCCGATACCCTGAGCAAGATCCTGCTGATTAGCGATGACGCCCCCCAGGGCAAGCCGCTGGACCCCTACAAGTTCATCGTCCACCTGCCGCGCACCAAGTCAGGCAGCATCTGGCGCAACGGCCTGACCCGTCTCTGCGCCGTCATGTACATGCTGAAAAGCTTTACCATTCGCGACTGGTGGGCATTTGCCGAGGTGTTCGGCATCCCGATCCGGGTGGGCAAGTACGGGCCGAACGCTACCCCCGAGCAGATCGCCACCCTCAAGAACGCCATCGCCACCATCGCCAGTGACTCCGGGGCCATCATCCCGGACAGCATGATGGTGGAACTGGTCGAGACGGCCAAAGGCAACGGCGGCGATACCCTGTTCGAGAACATGGCCCGTTGGGCCGACGAGCAGACCAGCAAGGCGGTGCTCGGCCAGACCATGACCACTGACGATGGCAGCAGCCGCGCCCAGGCCACGGTGCACAACGAGGTGCGTCTGGACATCGCCAAATGGGATGCCCGACAGCTCGAAGCCACCATCAATGAGTACCTGGTCAAGCCATTCATCGTGCTGAACTGGGGTGTGCAGAAGGCCTATCCCCGCGTCTGTATCCGGGTGCCGGAGCCGGAAGACCTCAAGCTGCTGGTCGAAAGCCTGATGCCGCTGGTCGATCGCGGTATGAAGGTGAGCGAGAGCGAGTTGCGCGACAAGTTCGGGCTGGCCGACCCGAAAGAGGATGAGGCCATGCTGCAGCCACTGACGGTAATGGAAGCTGCCGCCTTGCCGCAGCCGCTGGCCCTTAACCGCCAGCAAGGTCAGCGCTTGGCCATCAACCGCATCCAGCAGCCCAGTGAGCAGGCCATCGACCAGCTGACCGAGGAGGCCATGAGCGACTGGGTCGAGGTGGGCGGCGAGGATTTTATGGACCCGATCTTGGAGCTGGCCAAGGAAGCCACCTCATTTGAGGAGTTCAATGAAAAGTTGCTTGAGCTGCATTCAGAGCAATCCATCAGGGCTATCTACTCGCAGTTCACTTACAACATGGCCAAGATGATGTTTCAGGCCAGAGGCTTAGGTGATTCACAAGATGCTTGATCCTGAGAAATTCAAATTCCCGCCCAAGGAATCGCTCGACTGGTTCAAGAAGAAGGGGCTGCAGCCCGGCTTTGACTATCGCGACGTCTGGAAGGAAGAGCACAGCAACGCCTTCACCGTGGCCAAAATGCTCAATGCCGATCTGCTGGTCGAGGTGCGGGCCCTGGTCGAGCAGGCGCTGGAGCAGGGCCAGACCTTTGCCCAGTTCCAGGCGGTCATCAAACCGCTCCTGGTAAAGTCCGGTTGGTGGGGGATCCAGACCATGGATGATCCGCTGACGGGCGAAACCAAGCCGGTGCAACTGGGCAGTGAAGGGCGGTTAAAGACCATCTACCGCACCAACATGCGCACTGCCCGCGCCGCTGGCCAGTGGCAACGCATCGAGCGCACCAAACGGGCCATGCCCTACCTGGTCTATCAGATCGGCCCGGCCCGCGAGCACCGTGCCCTGCATGTGAGCTGGAACGGCATCACCCTGCCAGTGGATGATCCCTGGTGGCAAACCCATATGCCGCCCAATGGCTGGGGCTGCCATTGCTGGGTGCGCCAGATCAGCAAGTTTGAATACGCCAAGCTGCAGGGGGATAGCAGTATCAAGTTCGCTGCCCCAAGCGATGGCAGCAAGGAGTGGGTGAACAAGCGCACCAGTGAAGTGGAGGTGCTGCCAAGCGGCATCGAGCCGGGATGGAACTACAACCCGGGCAAGTCTCGCGAACAAGCCCTGAAAGCCGACTTGGCAGCCAAGGAGCAAACATTGCGTCAGACGCTCTCAGCGCCGCTATGAGCGATTTCGGCTACCAGCGTATGAATGAAATGCCCTGCGTTGAATCTGACGCTGTTTAAAGGTGGTTTAAAGATGGTGTGGGGTGGCGGCGCCGCCGTGATTTTTGCCCCATACTGCCATCACTTCGCATCACCCTCTTCTCGCCAATCAGGATCCTGTGTACCCTGTTGATGTCCGGTCATCACCGTTCATCCTCGCCTTGTTCAGATAATCACCAGCTGGCTCGCCGGCATCGATAACCCCCAGACCTTCCCCCCTTTCACAGCGAAAACCGTCATTACAGGCCTCCACTCAATTCGGCCCATTATCGATTCGTCCAAACAAACCCACTCAACCCAAGCCACCTGGCGGGAGGTTGTTATGTGACGGAGCGATCATGCCCAAAACCTATCTTGCCCTCTGCTTTGACCTGTCACGTCAGCAAGTCCGTGACGAAAAGGTATGGCTTCCGTTGATACCACCGGGGGTATTCAGCGGCCTTGATGGGCGTACCTGGAACAACAGCAACCCGGATGCCGTGGTCGCTGCCTTTACCCGCAAGCGCCCGTTTGACGTCGAGCACTCCACCCACATCCTTGGCCCGCAGGGAAAACCAGCTCCAGCCTATGGCTGGATCGAAGCGCTGGAGAATATCGACGGCGAAGTATGGGGGATGGTTGAGTGGAACGAAGATGGGGAAAGAGTCTTGGGGGCAAAGAATTACGCCTTCTACTCCCCGAGTTTCGCCTATGACGCAAATGGTGTTGTGAGACGCATCACCAGCGCGGCCCTGACCAACGACCCCAACCTCGACCAACTACCTGCCCTGAACCGTGAGGAAACTCCAATGCCCTTGCCCGTAGAACTGACCCAAGCACTGGGTCTGGGTGCTGATGCGGATATCGCTGCCGCGATCACTGCTATCGGCTCCCTCAAGTCCGAGCACCAGATCGCCATGAACCGTGCTGCAGCTGGCCCTGACCTGACCAAGTTCGTCCCGAAAGAGACCTTTGACCTGGCCATGAACCGTGCCACCAAGGCCGAAGCCCTGGTGAAAGAGACCGAAGAGGCCAAGCTGGCCACGCTGGTCGATGGCGCCATTGCCGAAGGCAAGATCGCCCCGGCCAATAAAGAGATGTTCCTGGGCATGTGCCGCGCAGAAGGTGGCGTGGAGCAGTTCAAGAAGTTCGTCGAAGCTGCCCCGGTCATTGCCGATGCCAGCAAGGTCAAGACCACCACCGAGCAGTCTGGTGAGCTGAGCAAAGACGAGCTGGCCATGTGCCGGATGATGAACGTCAAGCCCGAAACCTGGAAGGCCACCAAAGCCGCCCAGAAAGCCAAGTAACAGGAGTTCATTCACATGGCACTTACGCAAGCACAAATCGTTGAAGCCCTGACGGTCGGCGCCAGTTCCGCCTTCGTCGAAGGCCTGAGCGTCACCACCCCCACCTGGAA